TCTCGCGCACGCGCTGGATAAAGTCCTTCACTTCCTGCCGGGCGATGATCGTGTCGCGGCGCTCCGGGGCCATCCCCCGGAAGAATTTCATGCGGTTTTCCATAGTGATGATCTCATCCTTTCTTTCTTCCCGAATGGGGGGTACCGGGGGCTTCGCTGCCCTGGCGTTCAATTCGTCCAGCTCCTTCTGGAGCCCGGCGATCTGCTCGCTGAGCCGCTGCGTTTCCGCGTTGTTTTCCGCTTCATCGGCGGCCAGCGCATCCTGGTCCTCGCCGTGCTGGCTGATTTCAGCCTCCACGGCGGCCTTGTCTTCCTCGGGCGTCTCCTCGCTCACCTCGTTCAGAGCGGCCTCCAGTTCCGCCTCCCTGAGCGCAAGCGCTTCCTTGCGCTGAAGAAAACCCGCGTCCTTATCGCGGGCCTCTTCCAGTGCCTTGTTCAATTCCGCCAGCTTGCGGGTCAGGACCACCTGTCTAAGCATGCTTCTTCATCCTCGCTTTCATTTGCTCCCGCCAGGCGTCCACCTGGCGCTTCCTGATCTGGTCATATTGCGCCTTTCTGGCGGCAATGCCGGTATCCACATAGGCCGGGAAGGTGACCACGGACACTTCGTACAGCCTGACCTTCCGGATGGTCCAGTGCACAGACCCGTCCTCTCGGAACTCCGTGTCCTCTTCCAGGATGTCAAAGCCAAAGCTGCCCTGGCTCACGTCCCCGCGGACAACCCGCGCCAGCGTGTTGGTGGCGTCGCTGTCCTGCTCGTTGATGTCCACCTCGCCCCAAAGCCCGCGCTCATCGGCCGTCAGCTTCAGCGTTCCCGCCCTGTTGCGGCCCAGCACCAGCCGGGTCTCGTGGTCCACCAGCGCCCGGATATCGTCGCTCAAAGCATCGTCAAAGGCGCCCCGGTCAATGCTTTCCGTGGCGCCCGGCCACAGCTCATAGTTGCTCCCGAACACGGCAAAATAACCGGAAATACGCTTCACACCATCCTCATCCCCGGCCCGGAACTCGGTGGGTATCGTGCGCGATTGCCGGATTTCCCTGTTACGCATCCCCATCACCTCCAATCAGTTTCTTCTGGTCGCCCAGGCGGTCTTCGGGCAAATAGTTCTCAAGCATCAGGATCTCCTCCATATCGTCCCGGGGACCCATGCCCACCCAGTCGCGCCACTCGTTGCGGGTCATGGCCGCGCGGTCCACCATGGCGCGCCCGGCCTGGATGATCTCTGAGATGTCATAGGCGTACAGGCTCCTGGGGTTGAAACGCCAGTACATGTCCGGAGAGTACAGGAGCTTCCTGGTCAGTTCCTGCTGGATGGCCTGGGCCATGGGCATGATGGAGTGGTTGATAAAGGCGTTGTACTGGTCTTTGTTGTAGTCGCCCACCCCCACCAGGAAGGCGGGTACGCGGAAGATGGCGGCCGCGGTGCGCTTGTCAAGTTCCACGTTGGCCGCGATTGCCAAATCGTTGAGCGTCAGGGGCTTCACCTGCTCGATGGAGAATGCCTCCGCCGGCACGAACCAGGGCTGCCCGTTTTCGCTTGAATCCAGGTACTGTTCCGCCAGCTTGCGCCTGCCCTCTACGCTGGCGAACTCCTCCGTCAGCCCGTCCACCTTCACGATGATGGAAGGCGCGGGTGACTCCAGCAGCGCCTGCTTGGTAGCTCCGGCCTGCTTGAGCCCTTTGACGATTTCCTTCAGCACCGCTTTGTAGCCGGTGCCCCGCCAGGGGTATTCCGCATCCGGGTTGATGACAAAGTGCAGCACTTCGTCATGGCTGAAGCTCTCATTGCCGTAATTGACGGCATAGCCGTCCGGCGTTTCCACGAATGTAATCCGGGAAGGCCTCAGCGGCTGCAGCGCTTCCAGCATGCCGTCCCTGAATATGGGGTAGGTGACCTGGTTGCCCTCGCCCTCCAGCATCATGACGCTCACGATGTGGGAGATCAGCGCTTTGCGGGTCATCAGCGGGTTGGGCTCGATGTCCACCTTCCGGCTCAGCGCGTTTACCACCCGGGTATCGCCGTTGTCGGCGTTTCGCATCAGGTGAATGGTCATGGCGCTGATCAGGTCCGCATACACATCCACGCACATCCGGACCTCCGGGCAGTCGCTCAGCCGCTGGTAGCCGCTCACCAGCACCTTGTAGGCGTCCGGGCTGCACAGCCAGGCCGTGGCCGCCGGCTCGGCCCTCGCCCTTGGTTTGGGCCTGGGCCTCCTGTTTTTATTGCTCATCAAACCATTTCCTTGCCTTTCCCGCGTTCTCCAGGTCCTCCAGCATCCGGACTGCCGCGAATACATCCGCGTCAAACACGTCGATGCGCTGCTTTTCGTCAATCTTCTCGTACTGGATCATGTCATCCGTCTTTTCAATGGCGCGCACATTGCCAACGCAGTACTCATAAGCCTCGCTGCCTAGGTAATAGAGCTGCTTGTTCTTGGCCTTGGTCTCGATGCGCCGGAACCCCTCGTTTTTCTTGTAGAAATACTGGGGCTGATCCACCACCCTGAATCCGGCCTTTTTCATGCCGATAAAGTATTCCCGGGCAAACTTGCGATCATGCCCGATCTGGGCGATCCTGAATCCCTGCTTGCGCATCTGCTCAAACCACCTGACCACCTCCGCATGGTTCACCGTGGGGCTGTTGCTCATGGAAAGCCAGCCATTATCCTGCCAGCCAAACAGCGGGATGCTGTCCTCCTCTGCCTTGGCATAGGCTGCTGTGACCGGGAACCAGGCATGGGTGATGGCGATGTCGATCTCCTTGTAGCAGCCATGCAGCGCCGCTGTGGTCAGGTCGTGCAGCTTGGACAAGTCGGCGCCCCCGTACCACTTGATGGGGAGTCGGGCCAGCTGCGCCACCTTCTTTTCCCGGGGCCACTCCGGCTGAATGCCCAGCTTCCCCTCAGCCTCCGCGTTGGACTGGATAAACTCATCCAGGTTGAAGTAGCTCTTCATGGCGGAGGTGTAGATGTTCAGCGACTTGGCCAGGAAATCCTTGCGCATCTGCGGGTCATTCTGCGCCAGGTTGGCGTCAGCCTGGATGTCATGGGGCCGGATGGTCACGCCATAGTTGGGATTGGCTTTTTCGTGCTGCACCGGGTCCAGGTAATCCACGTCCCCGTTTTCATCCTCATCCGCCTTGCAGATAAAGACAAAGCAGGCTTCGTCCCGATAGGTGCCGCTCAACACGCCCTGGCAGTACTTCAGCCTCCGGTAACAGAAGCTGGCCGCGTTGTCCCCGGCCGTGGTGATGCCGATCACCAGCTTGTTGGTGTAGGCCTTGGTAGCTTCCTTGAGGATGGTGTACTGCTTGGGGCTCTTGTAGGCGTGCATCTCGTCCGCGATAATGATATTGGCGTTGAAGCTGTCCTGGGCCTCAGGGTTCCCCGCCAGCGCCTCCAGGTGGATGGCGCCGCCGTCCAGGTCCCCGTGGCTGATGGAGTGCTCCATGTTGTTGTCCAGGATCCGCCAGCCGTCCTGGAGCGCCTCCTGCTTGCTCTCATACAGGCATCGGGTGATGTTGTAGTCCCAGACGCCAAAGCTCTTCATGGCCTCCTTCAGCACATAGCCCACCACATAGATGGTGCTGCCGCTCATGCGCTCCAGGATCCCCATGGCCCAGGCCAGGGAGGCCGCGAAAATCGTTTTTCCGTTCTTCCTGGGAATGAAGATAAAGGCTTCCTTGACGCGCCGCTCGATGGTGCCGGGCACATAAAAGATCATCAGCCCGTAGACCACGAACTTCTCCCACGGCTCCAGCAGGAAGGGCAGCCCCCTGATCGGCGTGCCGTCCAGCTTCTCGCCCTGCACATGCTTGATCGTCCGCTCGATGATGCCGATCACAAAGTCCGCGTCATTGGTGCGGATGTCCCAGCTGCCGCTCTTTATATCGTCCCTGAAGCGCTGGCAGGCCTGTACCCGCTCCCGGTTGGCGATGATGGTGCCTTCGATGATCCCGTTCACATAAGCCAGGACCTCCCCGGCGTATTTCCCCTTGATCACCTTAAGCCAGTCCCTTGAGCGCCTCGGCCAGACGGCTCTTCTTCTCCTTGGCGAAAGCGTTCTCGTTGACCTTCATCAGGCCTTGGGGCGTTAAGCCCAGCATAGCCTCCAGCCCTGTCAGATCCTTGCGCAGGGATTCCAGCGCCACCACCACAGGGTTGCGCTTGCTGGGTTCGCCCTCCCGGGTCAGCACATGAGCGCGGTGCCTTTCCCGCTTCCAGCGCCGGGTGAGGATCTCATACTGTTCCCGCATGTCGGCGTATCGATTGATGGCCGGCTCGAACTCTTTCTTGTATACCTCCAGGGCGCGCATCCTCTGGACCGCGTCCCGGAAAAAATCCTCCTGCTTGGGCACCGGCGGCCGCCCGATCTTCTTCCCGGACTCTGCCGGCGCCGGGTCCGTTTTTTTGACTTCATCAGATTCCGGCAAAAATGCAACCAGCCGGGCAGGGCTATCCGGCAGCTTCCCGCTGTCCTTCTTCGCCACCCTCAGCCCTCCTTCCGCCCGACATCCGCCTGGCCCTTCATCCCTTGTTTTTGTTTTCGATTTTCATGCCCCACCCCTCCGGAGAGGGAAGAACCTTCCCCCCCAGGTTGTCCACCCCCTTAAATGTTGAGCGCGGACCGGGGGGGATCATCTCCAATTCACAGCTCCAGCAATGCTCTCACAATCTGCTTCCGCCCTTCTCCGGGTGCGCCTTGCTGTGGCAGGCCTCGCACAGCGCACGGCCGTTGCTCAGCTGATACTGCAGTTCCGGGTAGTCCTTCCGGTCTTTGATGTGGTGCGCCACCTTGGCAGGCGTCCGCTTGCCGTATCGCGCGCATTCCTGGCACAGATATCCTGCCTGCCTCAGCACCTTGGCGCGCCAGTTCCTGTGGCGCCTCGCGGTATAGTGATAATCGTTCGGCATGGTTTCTCCTTCTGCGTTGCGCCCCGGGCCCCGCCCCTGCCCATATCTCATGGGACGCTTTCCCTGCACCGGCTGGGAGAGTTGCCGGCCAATCCCGTGTTCCCAACAGAAAAAGGCCGGACACGGCAAGTGTCTGACCTTTGACAGCCTAACCTTACCATGTGGAAATATCGGTGTAAAGTATGTTAATTTTCAAATCTCAAACCTCTTGATCTTCTTCACCCGCTCATCCAGGTCGATGCCGATATAGCGCTTGGTCACGTCCACGTTGGAATGATTGAACCAGATCATCAGGAAAGCGATATCCCCGGTCTGCTTGTAATAGTGATAGCCGAAGGTCTTCCGCAGGCTGTGGCAGCCCACCGGGTAATCCAGCCTGGCCAGCCTGGCCATCAGCTGGATATCGTTGTAGGCGGTCTTGCGTCCAATAGGCCTGGGCTGTCCGTCCGGATCCCGCTGCCTGCTGGGAAACAGAAAGGCGTCCTCCGGCATCCCCTTCAGCCGTTCCCGGAAGATCCGCTTCAGCTTGTCCGCGATGGGCAGCTGGTTTATCTTTCCCGTCTTCTGCTCCCGCAGCGTCAGCACATCCCGGCCCAGCACGTCAAAAACCCGCAGCCTGGTATTGTCGCTGACCCGCAGCCCCAGGTAGATGCCTGTTTCAAACAGCAGGAACATCCGCCTTCCGCGTTCATCATCCAGCTGGGCCAGCCTGTCCTCAATCCGGTGGACAGCGTCCGGGTCCCGGATCGGCTGCACTGTGTTCATTCAACCCCTCGACTTTCCTTCAATACAAATTCTGGGTAACTCGCGCCCCAGCGCCCCGCCTTGATTCATCTGGCTTTTCCAGCCCTCCTTGATTCACTTTCCACCACCCGGAATTAAAGGAAAGTCACCGCCCAAAAAGAAGAGCATCCCGCCCTTCCTTCATCATATATATCTGTCAGTCCTCCTCCAGGATCCCGGCCGCCACGCTGTCATCCTGCTGGTGCATCACCAGGTCATAAAGCTCCTGACGCCTGGCGGAGTCCGGTTGACCCTGCTCCTGTTCTGGCAATGCCGGATAACGCATCCAGAACGGATATGCCTTGGGCGTGCAGTAGCTCCATTTGGCCACCGTTACAAAGGAGTCATGGCCTGACCCTTTAACCGCCAACACCATGCCGGTATGTGACGCATCATCAGGCCCAGGTCTCCGTTCAGCCGTGCACACCCACCCGTTTTCTGGTTCCCGTCTCATTTCAAAACCTCCGCGCCCATATCCCCCGCCATCCTGTCCCGCAGCATCAGCAGCTCTTCAAGCTCGCACTCCAGCGCGTCTATTTCTTCCACCAGCGCTATGATCCGGTCATCGATGTTTTGCCGGGCCGTTCTCTGGAAGGCCAGGCCGCCGCGGGCCGCAAAGGGCTTCGCCCGGCACAGCTTGCACACCTGGTCCCCCTCCGGCATTTCTCCGCCGCAGACCACGCATTGATTGGCCATCATGGCTCATTACCCCTCTCCGTCAGGCTGATCAGCCCCTTGCCGGCGGCCAGCAGCGCCAGATAGGTCACATAGCGGTCCCGGTAGCGGTAGATGGTCTGCCGGTCGTAGTGCATCCGGTCCGCCACCTCCAGCATCGTCCGCTTCGTCCCGTAGTACAGCGCCGCCATCCGGCCCTCAGGCCCTCCGTCAAAGTGCTCCCGGGTCCGGTCCATGCACGCCAGCCAGCACAGCTGCCGGCAGTAGCTGCCGCCCGTTTCAGACAGCAGCAGGGCCGCCCGCCCCGTCCTGTCTCCCGGGCTCCCGCCGCCTGCAACGCTGGCCATCCCGCAGGGCGTCACCTGGTCAATGGCGTCCTCGGCCGCCGCCCGCACCGCTGCCTCGGTCTTCCTGCGGTGGTGCAGCTGCCACTCACAGGCCCGGTAGATGTGTTTGGGTATCGTCGCCACCGCTCACCCCATCTCCGCCATCGCGGCTTTGTCGTGCAGCATTTGCCTGGCTTCGCCCAGATCCAGGCCGTACCTGGCCATGACGCCAAAGGCCTCCGCGTCCTCGCCCAGGTCCAGGCCCATCAGGCCGCTTTTGCGCAGCAGCGCCCGCTCCCAGGCCTTCACGCTTTGGGCGTTGTCCGCCGCCTCCGTCACCACCGCCGGGTGCATCCCGGCGCGCATCAGGGCGCACAGCAGGCCGTGCAGGTCTTTAGTGCTGCCGGCCAGCCGCTTTCGCGCCAGCGCGTGGTCGATGATCCGCTGGGCGATGGCCGCCCGGCTCCTGTCCCCGCTGCGCCAGCCCTCGTCGCATTCGGCCTCCGGGTCCCGGGGATCAAACCATCCCGCGCGCGCCCCCGCCCGGCAGGCAGCAGTAGTCCCCTGGCTGTGTGTGTCCAGGATACGCAGGACCGGGGTTCCGTCCGGATCCCTGTCCCCGTCTAAGTCTGGTATAAGGCCCCCTATGTTGCCCCCAATGTTACCCCCTGGGTTACCCCCCATGTTGCCCCCCATGTTGCCCCCCATGTTGCCCCCCATGTTGCCCCCGATTTCAGGGGCAAAAACATCATCAGGCATATCCGGCGGGAACGCCTGCGCCTCATCCGGCGGGTGCGGCTGGGGCGCTTCGTCATATGCGTCCGGCCTCAGGGCCAGGTAGCGCATCCGGTAGGCCGGCGCCCGGCTGTTGCGCAGCCCCTTGCGGTAGTCCACCAGTCCCCGCTGCGCTAGGCGGTTCCTGGCCTCGATCAGCGCATTCTCTCCGTATGGCACGAAGGATAACAAGGTCCTATTCGCAACCTCGATGAACCCGTCCGGCCAGCGGTTGCCTTGCGCCCGCGCATTGAACACAGTCAATAGCGCGTAGTACAACAGCCTTTCCTGGCCCGTGATGTTCTCATCTGAAGCCCGGCGAATGAACGCCTCGCATTCCCGAATGTAGCTGACAATGGCCATGTTTGCTCTCCTCAATCATGGTTTGTTGAAGGGGTTCAGGCGCTGATCTTCATCGCCCTGCTGCGGGGCACCTTGCCCAGCATGTGATCCTTGAGCACCTGGGCGTCCACCAGGCCCCGGGCGCGGGCGTCCTCCCAGGCGTGGCGCAGGGCATGGCGCAGGCTGGCCTCGTAGTTCATCGCCCGGCAGTTCTCCGCGTCCTCCCGGGCGCCTGTCCGCTTCACCCGCATCCGGCAGACGGCCAGGTAGGGCAGCGGCATGATGCTGTTGGGTATGTCCGGGTTCATGATCGCGTGCTGGTTGGGGTAGCGCAGCACCCGGTGGATCTCCACCTTCTGGAAGGGGCTTCCGTTCGCCCCGTCCTCCGCGATCAGCGCGTAGTATTCATCCCGGTGGTCCGGGTCATGGACGATCACAGGGTCTCCCCGTCTGTACATGTCGTTTCCTCCTTCTTCCCGCAGTAGTGTTGTTGATAGCCGGCGCCCTGCCGCGCGTCCCAGACGCAGGGCGATCCCCTCACCTGCCCGCCCTCCCGGGTGATCAGCTCCAGGCTGCCTTCTTCGTTCTTCAGGTAGGGGATGGGGCACAGCTCCACCGGCACCCAGCGCCCCTTCCCCGCCCTGACGCGCCCCATCGGGCGCCTGCACTTGCCGCAAAACAGCACGCGTCCACCTCCTTACACTGCCTCCCCGTACCAAGGAATAAAGCGGGCGGGGTGAGTTGCACACCCCAGCGCAGGGAAGGAAGGCAAACCCCGCGCTTCAGCCTCTTGCCCGCATGGTTTACCTTGCGGTTTTCTTGCCCCCGATGTGGCAGGCCGCCAGCTCGCTAAGCTCGGCGATCAGCCCGCCGAGGTCCTCCAGGCGCACCTCCGAAAAAGTGGCGCTCTTGTGGGCGCTGCGCATCTTCAGCCGCAGGTGGCTTTCCGTCAGCTGGTAGCTGGCCACCGCGCCCTCCAGGCTCACCCGCCGTTCCCGGACTTCCACCAGCGCCCGCTCCGCCGCCTGGACGGCGGGATCCCTGTCCCCCTCCTTTTGTTCGTCAGTGATCAGCTGGGATGCCATTGGGGTGACAGGTTCTGCCACCGCCTCCCCATCGCTTCCCCATCGCTTTTCCACGGTTCCCCCTTGCCGATTTGGGATCGGCACCCGCTCCGGCAGGTCCTGAAGCATCGGGTGCGGCTCCGGCGCGCTTTCCGTCCTGGGCGCGCAGCGCGCTGCCAGGCCCTGCTGCCGCTTGCTGTAGTAGCGCTTGGTGCCGTACCAGCTCTGGGCGTCCTTATAGCCCAGCTTCTGGGCGACCTTCACGCCGCTCATGCCCGCCGCCTCCAGGCGCATCCCTTCCTCATAGCGGCCTAAGCCTGTGCTGATGGCCATATATTGCCCTCCCCGCATAAATCCAGCGGCAGTGGCGCCGGCTCATCCGCACAGATGGCGGTCCACAGCAGCGCCTCAATCGCCTCCGGCGTCAGCCCCGTGGCCTCATAGCGCGCCAGCAGCTTAAGCCTCTCGTCCAGCTTCGCCAGGTCTTTCAGTTTCATGATTGCATCAGCTCTCCTTTTTGATTGCCGGGCGGTCGCGCTCCCGCCCGGCGGCACAGCCTTTTAAATTGTGTCAGGGAGGTGTTCACCTCTTCTTTCTTCCCGGCGCGGCGCGGCGCCGGTTATTTATGTCAAGGCCCTGGGGCCCTGATCGCTGGAATGCCGGTCTTTCCCGGCTGTCAACGTGATTCGTGGCGTGCGTCTCGCCCCCTGCTGGATAAGCAGCCGCAGGTCGCCCCCGTTTTCGCATTTCCCGACAATTCCGGTACTTTGGCCTCCCCGCTACGTTGGGAAGGATGGTAAACGGCTACCGCTGGCGTCACAGGGCGGAGTTGAACCGCCCGGCCTGCTGCACACCCCAATCCATGAGTTTTTCCTTTCTCATGATGTTGATTCAGGCCGCGCCCGCTGTGACACGCGCTCTATTGCTTCAGATACCTGTTGATGAAATACTGCTGACCCCGCCCCGTCACCTTGGGCGTCCGGGTCAGGCGCACGCTGCCGTCCGGGTTGTGGATGGCCCGCTCCTTGATCTCCAGCCAGCCGTTTTCCATGCTGTACTGGCTGGGCATGTTGCGGCTCTCGCCGTATTTGAGCAGGTAGCCGTCCCGCCTCAGCCACTCAAAAAGCCGGTTCTGGCCCACTTCCACGCCGTTCTGCTTCATCAGCTTCGCCAGCTCCCCGATCAGGATGCTCTGGTGGCTGGCCGCCACCGAGTCCGCGAACAGCACCTTGGGCGCGTCCTGGGCGGCCTGGGCTTCCAGCAGCCGCCTCTGGCTGCGCTCCAGCTGATAGGCCTGCAGCATCTGGATGGCCGCCGCCGGGTCCCCCAGCATCCGCTCCACCGCCGCCTCTGTGCCGTAAAAGCCCTGCTGCCGGATGGCGGGAAGCACCTCATGGGTGATCCAGCGCTTGAAGGCTTTCGCCTCCGGCTTTGAGGAGCACAGCGCCAGGTGGTAAAGCCCCGGCTCGCTCACGCCGTTCACCTCCAGCGTCTTCCCCGGGCTCTGGGGGTGGGTTACTTTTAGTAAGCCCCTTTCGTCCGGATCCAAGCGGTCCATGGCGCGGCTCACCTGCTCCAGCCCCAGCGCACGGCACACGTCCGCCGCCACAAACCAGGGCGCTCCGCCCTGCAGCACCGTGCGGATTTGGCCAAAGTCCTGGTGCCTGAATACGGTTATCTCGCTCATGGTCTGCCTCCTTTGCCTGAGCTGTGGTACAATCGCAGCGAGGTGAATCAGATGAATCTTCCGCTCTGGCTTGAAATCACTGTGGCCATTGTGGCCGTGCTGGGTTTTTTGATGTCCCTGATCCTGGCCATTAAGGAAGTTGTTGCGTCAAGAATCCGTTTTTCATTGACTGATGGGGAGTACTACCTGTATTCCATGCCTGATGGCGCCTGGCTCACCCTCCGCCTGACGGTCAGCAACCTGTCCTCGCGCTCTGTCAGCCTGTGCGCGTTTCAGTTGGAGGACGATGATGGCAACCTGCATTCCTGCTCTCTGAACCCCCAGCAAATCCTGGGCATAGGCACTACCGAGAAACACGCTGGCGCGCAGCTGCGCTCAGACGCCTTGCCCGTATATCTGGCTGGCCGCCAAGGCTGTAGGCTGTACCTATCCTTTTCTCTCCCGCCCACAGCGTTTCAGTCTTTAGGCCTGCCAGAACCGCTGCCTTTTCCTGAGGCCATAAGAGAGAACCTTCCACAAAATGGATTGCACGATAAGGCTGACTTTCACATTTGGGTGAGGACAGAGAAGGCTCAGGTGAAGCTAAGGATTTCCTGCGGCCGAAAATCCATGAAAAACCTTTATGAGTTCGTGCGCGCCATGAGGCTTTACGGTCACTGAGCTTGCTCTCCAGCGCTTTCACCCGTTCTTCCAGGCTAAGGATGCGCCGCTCAGCTTCCATTGCTTCATCAGCCAGCAAGAGATTACGGATGCTATAGGCTTCCTGCACAGTTGCCTGCCATTGCCTCCTGTATGATCTGCCGGCGCGTTTTAGCATGAGCTGCCTTCCTCCGCGTTCATCCGGTCCGCGATCGCCCGGGCGGCTTCCCGGTCTGCCATGAACTCCGTGGCATACTCCCGGTTTCCGCTGTGATCCACGGCGTTCACATCCAGCAGCCGGTACACCGCGTACATCTTGGTGTCGCCGATCAGGTTGCTGCTTACCTTCCATTTGCTTTCCATGGGCGGTCTCCTTTCAGCGTGTGTTACAATCCCTTGGAAGGGAGGTGAATACAGTGACAGAATCTTCCGGGTTTCCTCAGAATGAGGCGG